TTTCACAGGTGGTAATCAACCAGGTTTACCCAGGCTGCCGGATGCGCGTTTACTTTAACGCCGACCGGGTTGTTCCTGACAACGAAGAGAACGCCAGGGTGACATTCCATCATGCGATGGAAACCGGCGAGAAGGCCGCGATATGACGGCAAAAAGAAGCCGGCCCGCCGAAGGGAGGCAGAGGGCCGGCTTTGAGGGGGTATTGCGCTGGAAAAGCGGCGAGAACGCCGCCGGGTCACGATAGCCTGGGCAACGTTGCACTGGCAACTATCAATGGGCCAGCGTGTAGCGCCTGAGCCAATCGGTCATACCGGGCGAGAGATAGTCCAGATCCTCCGCGCGTTCGGCGAGCAGGCGTTCCGCCGTCCAGCCCTGGGCGACACATAGCGCAAATCCGAGTGCCGCATCATCTTCGGAAAGCGGCGTCACCCGCGGTTTGCCGGGTTGTTCGCAGCAGGGGCAGAGATAGACGCGGGTCATGTGAACACGCTCCCCGGTTGGCCAATGATCGCCGGCATCATGCGCGGCGGCCGAGAAGATAATCTACCGACACGCCGAACACGTCAGCAGCGAGCACCAACGTTTCCAGGCCGGGACGGGCGCGATCATTCTCGATATTGGTAAGCTGCGCTTGGCTGATGCCCAGCGCATAGGCGGTCTCGGCCAGTGTCGTGCCTTGTCCCTTTCGACACGCGGCAAAGCGGTCGCCGAAGAGATAGACGCGGGTCATGATCCCTCCAACTTGCGACTGGTCCACGACCAACTCGCAGCGGGCTCAACGGCAAAGGCGGTCCCGCACTGGTCGCAGGTCAACTCGTAGCCCTTCTCATCATAATAGTGGGCTTCGTCCAGCGGCCAGATTTCGCCGCACCCAGGGCAGACCGGCCCGACCGTGCTGACGGTTTCGGTCGCGTGATCCCACTTCATGGGCGGCCCGGCCGGGCGCGAACGTCCGGTGTGTCGGCCAGCTGCGCGACTTCGTCAAAGCTGAGTGGCTTGCGCCATTGCATGGTGACCGCCAGGTGGGCGCGCTCTTCGCCGTCGACCGGGATCAGGGGTTCACTGCTGCCAAGGTTGTGCATGATGCGGTCCCGTATTGCTTCCATTTTGCGCCATCGTGTCGGACTCCACCGGAGCACCGATACCGGTCCCTTCGGCTCTAGCCAGCACAATGATAGGTGCCAGAGCGGGCGGCCACCGGCATAGACGGATCATTCTTCGCCAATGTTGACCGTAAGGCCGGCGCTGGTGTCGTGATCGACGCGCCAGAAATGGCCATCCCGCGTATCCCGCCGCGGGTCATAGATCGGGTGCGCGAGGGCGAACCGCGCTTGGTGGGGCCACTGCGACATCACGCCAGATCCTTTTCGTCGGTGACATCGTCGGGATTGACGGTCGCATCGTCGGGCGCGAACCAGGTCATCCCCTCGCGGTAATCGCCCTCTTCGTTGCGCGCGAACAACCGCGTGGCCCAGCTGATCGCTTCCGGCGGTGGGTTGAACGGCGGCATCCGAATTGTCGCAACGTAGTCGCCGCCGCGGGTATAGAGTTTGACCAAATCCATAGGCGCGTGGTTGTCCTTCATGTCTCTGCTTTCTAGGCTGCTGATCGGATATGACAGGGCAGCTTGATTGACCGCGGATCGTCCGGCCGACCCGCCGTGGTGCAGGCGACGGAATAGCGGCACGTCTTGCAGAACACGGTGTAGTAGCCGATCCGCTTGGCTGGGTATGGCAGCGGCACCTGACACACTGGCTTGGCGCCGGCGGTGACATCGAGATCGATGCCGTCGGGATAGAGCGGGTTCGGCGGCTGCGTCGGCTCGCGCCCGCGGTCGTGCCAGGTGATCTCGAAGCGGCCCGTCATGCCCGCGCCTCGGCTTTCTCTCGCATCTTCGCTAGTTCAGCCTCGGTCGTGGTGGCTTCCACCCGCTTGGTGATATCGAACTTAACGCCGCCTTCGATGACAAGCGTCGCGATGATGGCTTCTTCCGTATCCAGCACGTCGCCGGTCGTTGGGTGCCGGTAGACAATGCCGTTGACCATTCCAGCCCGCACGCTCGCGATAAGCATGTCCACCTCATAATCATCCGTCATCACGCCATCTCCTTAACCGCCGGCAGCTTCTTCAGCGCCGCGTCGACATCCTTCTTGTGTTCCAATAGCAGCACGCGCAAGACCGCAAGCAGCCGTTCACCGTTCGGCAGCACGTCGGGGATTTCATAGTAAGTCGTGGCCCAGCGGGTCATCTGGCGATTGCTGATGCGCAAATAGAGCGCCATTGACCGCGGCCACATCGTGCCGAACACCAATCGGCCGACCAGACACAGCAGGTCGCGCTTGCGCTGCATTCCATCGTAGTGATCGTCGTCGTCAATTGGCATGGGTCAAAACCCGCTGGCGGTAATGTCGACATTGTCGCTTGCGCGCGTGCGCGTGGATGGGCCGCAGCGCAAATTCAGCGCGTCGATCATCTTGCTGCGTTCCGCCAGCAGATCTTGCTGCGCCGCGATCAGGTGCTGCTGCGCGTCGGCTTTGGCTTCCAGCCCCTTGACCAGTTGCTTTTGAAACGAAAGCTGGCTTTCAAGATCGGCCGTGCGGTGATCGGGCTTGAACACCACGACGACGATGGCGATGCCGCAGAGTAAGATGAGAAGAGGCACACGGTTCCAGTCGCTCATCCTGGCTCGGTCGGCTGATCTTCAGCCCCGCGTCGGTGCCTCGTCTTAATCGCCAAGATGACAACGGCGATGTCAAACATGATGTCGGAGAGACTCACGCCGCTGGCGTTCGCCTCGTATATCAAATCCATCAGCTTGCCGCCGACCCCCTCGCGCGTCATGCCGCGTCGTCCTCGCGGTGCGAAGAATGGGCGCGCTGGGCGATCAGCACTGTATCGGTGCCGCACAATCGCCCCAGCACGGTGCGGACCTCGGCGATTATGTGGTCGCCGCCGCCGTCCGCCAGGAACGGATCGGCTTTGAGTTCGAGCAACGCTTTCTGCACCAGCACGACCAGCAGTGTGCGTTCGCGGTCGGTGAATTGTTCTTCGATCATTGCGCCCGCCCCCCATCGATCTCGTGGGCGATCGGCCTGTCCTCGATGAGCAGTTTCAGGGTCTGCATCATGACGTGCGTCTCTCATCGATGTCGTAGTCGATCGCCTCTTTAGCTCTCTTCAGGAACCCCAGCGCTGCGCCCATGGCGAACAACGTCAGGCCCGATGCATTCTTCGTCAGCGATTCCCCCAGGTCATCGACCTCGCCGATAATCCGGATCAACGCCTCCCGCGCCTCTCCCAGATCCGTAATGTCTATATCCGTCGCCATCCGTCTTTCCCTTCGTCAAATACCCAGTCCGGCGACTGTTCGAGATGTGCCTTCAGGATCACCCCGGCTTCTACAAAATGACTATGGATGAATTTGCGCTGCCAGATCTCCCGGCGCCACTCTTCCATGATGTCGGACAGATCCCACGCGGCTGATTGGGCAATCCGCGGCGGCGTCGTCATTCACCGTGCCTGCCTCTGACCAGCCGCAAGCGCACGCCGTGGTGTGGCTCGGCGATGGCGGGCGCTATCCAATCGCGCAAGCGCCAGGCGCCGGCAAGCAGTGCACGCGCCATGGAATGGTAGCGCGAGGCAAGGACCAATAGTCGCAAATTATAGACCGCCAGCAGAATGTTCACCATCGAAACCGCGGTGCTGACGGTCGGAATCCATTGCATGTCGCTCGCCCCCTGATGACGTTATTGTTAGGCTACGTCGACCGGGTTGATCAATGGGGTTTGAGATCGTGACCGATGAAACAACCGACGATCGCATCGCCCGGATGGAAGAGGCGTTGTTGCGCATTCTGATCTGGGCGGAATCCTACCCGTTGGAGATTTTCCCGGAACCGGATCTGGCGAAGGCGCATGAGGTGTTGAAGGCGAACGATATGACGCTGGATGCGATCAGCGCGAGCGCGATGCGCCACGTGATCAAGCAGGTCGAGAACATCGCACGGAGCGCGTTGACGTAGATGCCGCAAGCGTCCCCTGAACTGGCGGCCGAGTGGCCGGGCTGGGATCAGCAAGCGATGGCCCACCTGTTCGCGCGCGGTTACAGGCTGCACCGGGATTACTCATGGTCACCGCCGCGCCATCCCTACCACGTGGTGACGGACCGCGACCTGAGCGCCATCGCCTACCTTATAGATGAGTGGGATTACGGAGGATTACGGGAGAAATGACGGTCGCCGACGCCGTCCGCGAGCGGGTCACCGTGCTGATCGGCCAGGCGTTGATCCGCACCGCCAGGGGACAGTCGCGAGGCGCCATCCATGCGCTGGAAGAAGCCATCTATCACCTGCGTGGCATGGACAACGAAGTCTGCTCCTATTGCGGCAAGCCGGGTGACTTTACCGGCCCCTGCGGCATCGGCGGTTGCCCGCTCGGTGCGGATCTGTAGATGCCGCCGCAGTCCCGCGCAGACCAGGCTATTCGAGCGGAAATCGCGCTGCGCGAGGCGCTGGCGTGGCAAGAACAGGTTGCCGGCTGCGAGGGCAGCTTGCGCGTGTTCCTGCGCACCGCGTGGCCGTATTTTGACAGTAGTAAATTTGTTACTGGCTGGCACATCGACGCCATCTGCGAGCACCTGGAAGCCATCACAAGCGGGCAGATCCGCCGGCTGCTGATCAACATCCCGCCGCGGTTCGCCAAAACCAACATCGTCGCCATCGCGTGGCCGGTCTGGACCTGGATCTTGGAGTCAGATCCGGACCTGCCGCTGCGCGGGCCGGGTGTGCGGTTCTTGTGCGCCTCCTACGGTGCGAACAAAGCCGAAGGCGACGGTGTCACGGCGCGCCGGCTGATCGGGACCGACTGGTTTCAGCAGCGCTGGGGCCATCGGGTGCAGATTGCCCGCGATCGTGACAACCAAGGCCAGTATGACACCACCGCCGGCGGCTCGCGGATCTCAACCGGCATCCCGGAAAGCCTGGGTAAAGGCGGCGCGATCCGGATTATCGATGATCCGCACAAGACCGATGAGGTGGAAAGCGACCTGATCCGCGCCGGCGTGATCCGCGCCTACGATGAGGTGTGGCGAACGCGGTCGAATGACCCTGCGTTCGGCGCCGAGGTTGTCGTCATGCAGCGGCTGAACGACGGCGACCTGTCCGGACACCTGCTGGATGAGAATGATCCGGGTTTGGTGCACCTGTGTTTGCCGCTCGAATATGACGTGCGGCGCCATTGCCATACGGTGATCGGTTTCGATGACCCGCGCCGGCTTGATGGCGAACTGCTATGGCCGGAACGGTTCGATGCGGCCTGGGTGTTCAAACAGAAGCAGCTGGTCGGCCCGCACGCGTTCGCCGGACAGTATCAACAGATACCAACCGCCCGCGGCGGCGGCATCGTGCTGCGGGAATGGTGGCTGTTGTGGCCGCCAGAGGGGCAAGAGGACAGCTGGACGCGGTTGTTCGATCAGGATGGGCTGGCGATCCGGCGGGTGATCTATCCGGATCTGGATTATGTGCTGTTGTCGGTCGACACCGCCTACAGTGAGAAGGAAGAGAACGATTGGAGCGCCTGTACCGTATGGGGCGTATTCCAGGATGCGGTCAGAAACCCCAAGGTGATCCTGCTGGAAGCCTGGCGCGAGCGGCTTGAGTTGCGGGCGCTGGTGTTGAAGATCCTGGACACTGCGCGGCGGCGCCACGCCAACGCGGTGCTGGTCGAAGCCAAGGCATCCGGCCTGTCGGTGTTGCAGGAAATGCGCCGGCTGATGCGCGCGGGCGAATTTACCTTGTTCGGCGAGGTGCCCAAGGGCGACAAGGTGGCGCGGCTGCACGCCGCGGTGCCGGCGTTCAGTGCCGGGCTGATCTATGCGCCGTCACGCCGTTGGAGCGAGATGGTGATCGATGAAGTGGCGACGTTCCCGCGCTCGAAGTGGAAGGATTTGACCGATACGGTCAGCGCCGGCGTGAAGAAACTGCGTGACCTGGGCTTGCTGCAACACACTGGCGAAGTCGAGGAAGAGCGGCTAGATGAGCTGACCGCCAGCAGCAACGAAAAGACGTTGCGTGAGGAATATGGGGTCTAACCTCGGAGATAAACTGATGCCATCAGGTGATTTACTCCCGCTACTGGGCGGCCCAACGTGCGGCGAACACAGCAATTGGGGGCAGGCGCGAGCGCAGGCGCAGGCGGCGTTGCAGGCGCAGGCGCAGAAGCAGGCGCAGGAGCAAATGAACATGTTCCACCTGCGCCCCAATCAGGGCTTGATCGGTGCCCCCTTCCCCGGAACCTTTGTGTCAACGGCGTCAAGCCAGCCACACGGGGACACATGGCCGGACTATATCGTCGCGTGTGTGCTGCACGCGATCAGCCACGACCGGCTGACCCCTGCGCATCTGGCCCAGTTGCGGATGCAACTGGCCTGCGATCTGATATCGGCCGCCCAATCCTATGTCGGCGGTCCGCTGGTGGTGGCCGAGTCACCCGGCCAGAGCGAGGAACGCCAGATCGCCGAGGGCGTGCAGAAGATGTGCGACTACCTGAAGGATCTGAAAGTGGTGCCGCCGCATGTCGAGCAGCTGGGCGAGGCGGTCGACAAGGCCAAGCGCGACCGCGCCGCGTTGCGGGCGATGAAGGGTTTCCGATAGGACGATGCGCGAAGCCGCGTATCAGCGTGGCCTACGGCAACAGGCGAAAGTGGCGCGCGAGCGGCAAAAGCTGTTCGACGCCTTGCCCGCGGCTATCCGCGAGCAGCTGAACGAGGTGCCGATCAAGCCCGACACAGAGATGGTTGCGGCCAACTATTGGTCCGCCGTCGCGTCGGTCGGACCGGAGCGGGCGGAAGCCTGGATAATCAAGAGCATCAATGCGTGGCTGCGTAGCCAGATCGGCTATGTCGCGCCGTTCAAACCACGCCGTCCGCGGCCAGCCGTGCGGCAGCGCCAATCCCCCACGACGCATAAGTTGGCGCCAGCAGTGCGAACTGTGGTTTCATGATATACGACTAGCGCCGAACCCTCACGGGCGGAATTTGGTCCACCTGTAGACCGGCGCGCCCATGAACGACCTGGCTGGCGACATTGCGGGCTTCGGCCTGGGCAATGTCGAGACCGTGGTATCGATCGATCCCGACGGCGGGGTGACGATATCGGCGCCCGCAGTCAAGAAGCAGCGCGCCGATCGCGGCGGCTTCGGCGAAAACCTGGCCAAGCGCGATGGCGTCCATCTTGATTCCATCGCCTCCGAATTGCTGGACGGCGTCGAAATGGACATCAAGTCCCGCGCCGGTTTCATCGAAAACTATACGTCCGGCATCGACCTGCTGGGCCTGGAAACCAAGGAAAACAAGAGCGAAAAGACCAGCCAGGTGGGTCATCCGCTGCTGCTGGAAGCGATCGTTCGCGCACAGTCGACCGCCGGCGCGGAACTGATGCCGGCTTCCGGACCGTGCAAGGTGGAAGTGCAGGGCGGCGACACCGAACAAATGGACGCCATGGCCCAGGCGTTGCAGTCGGACATGAACGCGTATCTTACGGTAGGAGCGCCGGAGTACTATCCCGACACCGATCGGATGCTGTTCGGGCTGTTCTATTCGGGCAACGCCTTCAAGAAGGTCTACGAACACCCGTTGCGGCGCCGTCCCGTGTCAGAAACGGTCGGCATCGAGGATCTGATCGTATCGGAAGATGCGACCGACCTGGAAACCGCGATCCGCGTGACGCACCGTTCGGAAATGTCGGATGTCATGGTCCGGCGGATGCAGACTTTCGGCGATTGGGTGGACGAGCCGCTGGGGCCTGGCGTGCCGACGATGGACCCGGCCAAGCGGGCGCAAGCGCGGATCGCCGGGTTGAGCGGCATCATGGTCCGTCCGCAGGACATCCCGCACGAGATCTACGAGATCACCGCGGATCTTGACCTGGGCGACTACGGTTTGTCGCTGTCCGGCGTCCCTGATTTGCCGCTCAGTTATATTGTCACGTTGGACAAGCAATCCCAGAAAGTCTTGGCGATCCGCCGTGGCTGGAAACAGGGCGACGAACAGTTTCGCCGCCGGCAGCGTTTCGTCCACTACGGTATGGTGCCGAGTTTCAACTTCCTCTGCCTAGGCTTCATGCACTTGCTGGGCAACCAGACCAAGGCTCTGCGCGGGATCTGGCGGTTGCTGGTGACGGCCGGGATGTATGCCAACGCGCCGGGCGGCATGAAGGCCAAGGGCGTGCGGATGGCCACCAACGACATCCGGCCGGGACCGGGCGAATGGCCGGACATCGATATCGGCAGCTTTGACGACATCCGCAAAGCGCTGATGCCGATGCCTTATAAGGATGTGTCGCCGGCGTTCATGCAGCTGGCCGAAGCGATCGGCCAGGACGCCATGCGTATGGCCGGGATGGCGGAAACCGAGGTTGGCGAAGGCCGCACCAACGTGCCGGTCGGAACGATGATGTCGATGATCGAGATCAGCACACAGACCATGTCGGCCGTGCACAAGCGGCTGCACCGTGCGCAGGCGCGCGAATTGCAGCTGCTGCGCGATTGTTTCCTGGAAAATCCGACCGCGCTGGCGGCGCTGCCGAACGCGTCCTATCAGTGGAGCAAGGCGGAAGAGTTCGCCAACATGACGCTTGTTCCGGCGTCCGATCCGAACGTGCCCAGCCAGATCCACCGCATCCAGCTGGCGACCGCAATGATCACCGTCGCCGGCGCCGCGCCGATGCTGTACGACCAGATCGCGGTGCACAAACGCGCCTGGCGCACGATCGGCGTTGCTGATCCGGAAAATTTCGTATTGGCGCAACCCGCGCCGCCGCCGCCGGGTGGGCCGGGCGCGGCGCCGCCAGATCCGCTCATCGGTCAGGCGCGCATGGCCGAGGCGCAAGCCAAGATGGCCAAGGTGCAGCAAGACGGCGTCGACATGCAGCGCAAGGCGGCCGAGGCGCAGATCGAGGCCGAACACCGGACGCAAGAAATGCAGATGGAGGCGCAGAGCAAACAGATGGAGATGGCCGCGCGGCAGTCGATCGCCCGCGATCAGACCGGCATCGAGGCGACCCGGTTGCAGATCGAACAGACAAGGCTGCAATCCGAACATGCGCGCGAGATGCACAACACCACCACCGACGCGGCCACCCAGATGCACGTTGCGGGCGTGAAGGCGGCTGCCGACCAGCACGCCGCAGAAACGGCGGCCCACACTGCCCGGCATGTGGTAGGCGTGCAGGCCAAGAGTACGCTTGCCGCAGCGAAGGCAAAACCGAAGCCGGCGGCAGCGAAAAAACCCGGAGGCAAGAAATGACTGTCCCCGTGATCCAGCGTTCCGTTGTCGCCCATGGCTGGCTGCGCCGGCCGGAATTGGACGGTCGAAACTATCAGACCTGGGAACTGCCGAACGGCCAGCTGCAAGCCGTCCAAAAAGGCCACGTGCCGACGCTGCTGTCGCTCCAAATTCCGCCTTTGCTCGATCTGATGAACAAGGTTGGCGGGAGCGAGGCTTGATCATGCGCAAGTACAACGAGATCGGGATGCGCGACACCGGCTGGCAGCGCCGGCCGGATCTGGACGACGACAAGCACATGGCGTGGGAAATCCCGCGCGACCGGATTGCCAGGATCAACCAGACCACCGGCGAAGTGATCATTACGGAACGGGAGCCGACATGTCCAAGCTGACGACGGCGCAGCGCGACAAGCTGGCATCGGGCAGCTTCGTGTTCCCCGCGAAGCGCGCTTACCCCATTCCGGACGCCAGCCACGCGCGGGCTGCTCTCTCTATGGTAGCCGCTCATGGAACGGCAGCCCAAAGGAAGTTAGTTCGTGACAAGGTCGCGCAGCGGTATCCCGGCATCAAAAGCGGAGAGGAAAAGAAATGAGCACGTTGGTTCAAGAGATCCGGCATTTCGTGCTGCGAGAGGATGCCGTCGACGAAAGCCCTGACGACATCGCCGCCGAGATGCTGCGTCTGGCCCAGGGTGGATTCATCATCAGCCTGACGCTGCGGAACGAAGCCGTCGTTCTTGCCGCGCCCGACAGCGACCCGGCGGCTCTCGCCGAGAGTATTGCCGCTGCGATGGCGCCCCCGGAAGCGCCCCCGGAAGCGGCATAGGAGGGTCTGATGCTGAACGACGATCGCAAGGCCAGGGCAGCGGCGCTGCTCGGGCGCGCTGGCTACGGTGGCGGCAAGTCTGCGCTGGACACCACGCGGCCGACCACGGGGCCAGAAGCCCGCGCCAAGCCGATGGAGCGTGCCCGCGGTGGCCGCACCAGCAGCGACGACATGTCCGATGAGGACATGGACAACTACAACGAGTTCATGCGCGAAAACCGCCGCCAGGACGAGCTTGGCAAGGCAGAGGAAGGCACGCGTACCACCGCGCCGGGTGAAGGCCACGCCCGCGGCGGCAAAGCCGAAGCCCGCGCTCGCGGTGGCCGCGCCGGCAAGCATGGCAAGAGCAACAAGACCAACGTCAACGTCATCGTGGCCGGTGGCCATCCCGGTGGACCGCCGCCGCCGATGCCGGGTGGAATGCCGCCGTCGCCACCGCGGCCGATGGGACCGCCGCCTGGGCCGCCGCCCGGTGCGGGGGGACCGCCGCCCGGTATGCCGCCGGGAATGCCGCCGGGCGGTCCGCCTGGTGGTCCGCCGGGAATGCCGCCTGGTGGTCCGCCGCCGGGCATGGGCAAACCGCCCGGCATGATGAAGCGCGGTGGCGCGATCGCCTCAGAAATGAAGGCTGGCGCCGGCAGTGGCGAAGGCCGGCTTGAGAAGATCAAGGCGTACGGTAGCCGTAGAGGCAAGTGACGGGGGGATTGGCGTGAGTAACCGCAACCATGGCGCCTGGGGATTGCCGGGCGGACTGACGATGGCCGACATCGCCCAGATCAAAGGCATGTTGAAACGCGGCGATCTTCAATCGGATATTGCCGCGTTCTTCGGCACCAACGGCGGACGCATCGCCGAGATCAACACCGGGCAAAGACTACCTGACGTGGAGACGGCGGCACCGGACCGGCTGCCGCCGCGGGGGCCGTATCTCGCGGCGCGATCGGCCATCCGCGCACGCGATACGCTCAGCGCCGTACGCGACCTGATCGATCAGGCCCTTGCGGATATCTATCTCTGGGAGACGCACCGCGATGGCCCAAGCAAAGAGTAGCCCGGTCGCAACGTTCCATCCATTGGCGAACCTGTTTCCGTTGCTGGAAGACGACGCGTTCGCCGCTCTGGTCGCTGACATCAAGCGGCAGGGGCTGCTGCATCCGATCATCACCCTGGATGGGTCGATCCTGGATGGGCGCAACCGCTATCAGGCATGTATCGTCGCCGACATCGAACCGCAGTTTATTCCGTTCACCGGATCGGACCCTCTGGCGTACGTGATCTCTGCCAATTTGCAGCGGCGCCACCTGACCGAGAGCCAGCGCGCGATGGTGGCGGCGCGGCTGGAAACGATGAAACAGGGACGCCCAGAAAAAGATGCCAATTGGCAGGTTTTACGCGCCGACGCAGCCCGGATGCTCAACGTCAGCCCCCGTTCCGTCGCCAGGGCGGCGCAGGTGCGTGATCATGCGGTTCCGGAACTCGCCCAGCGTGTCGAGGACGGCACGATGGCGGTATCCGTCGCGGCCAAGATCGCCAAATTCGAGCCCGAGGTTCAACGCAAGCTCGCGGACGAGCCCGAGGCAAAGGCACGCACGGCGGTCAAGCGCGAGAAGCGCGCGCAACGCGAGCAGGCGCTTGCCGAGGCGACGATCGCCGCGTCCCAGCAATGCGGATCGAAACTCTACGGCGTGATCTATGCCGACCCGCCATGGCGGTTCGAGCCGTACAGCCGCGACACAGGCATGGATCGGGCGGCGGATAATCACTACCCGACGATGACGGCAGCGGACATCTGCGCGATCGCGCCGCCGGCGGCGGCGGATTGCGCGTTGTTCCTGTGGGCGACCGTGCCGATGCTGCGCGAGGCGTTTGCGGTCATCGACGCCTGGGGCTTCCATTACAAAAGCCATGTCGTGTGGGACAAGCTCGCGCCCGGCACCGGGTATTGGTTCCGCAATTGCCATGAACTGCTTCTGCTGGCGACCCGCGGTGCGCCGCCGGCGCCGGCACCCGGCGAGCAATACGATTCGATCATCGGCTCAGCCGCCGGCGCGCATAGCGAAAAGCCTACCGCGTTCGCCGAGATGATCGAGGAAATGTTTCCGCACGCGGCGCTGTTGGAGATGTTCGCGCGCCGCACGCGCGCCGGGTGGGATGTCTGGGGCAACGAAGTCGCGGCACTGGCGGCGGCGTCGTGACCATCCCGATCACCACCGGACCGCTGCGCACCTATTACGATCCATCGTTATGGACCCGGCTGGAACCCGAGATCCGCACGTACGCCCAGGGTCAGGTGCAGCGTTTGATTGACGGCAAATGGAAAACGTTGGAAGAAGCACGTGAAATCATTGGAACTTTGCGGGCGATAGACTGGGTCTTCGCTACCGCTTCCGATCTGACGCGGATAGACGACGCGCACGAGCCAGACGAAGACTAGGCTCCCCTGACGCGGCGCATCTGACGCGGATCATTGCCAGGCCGAATAGGTGATGATCA